ACAAAGCAATGCAACTGAAAAATCGTTATCTCCCTAGTGACGACGGCGCTGTTACCAAGACGAAAGAATCGGTAACAGTATCCCCACCCAAAAGCCCTACTCCAAAGAGGAAGGGTGGAAAGATTCATCGCAAGCAATTAGGTGGTTGGTGTTAAACCAAGAGGGGGGCTTCGGCTCCCCCGCTTTTTAAAAGGACAGAATATGAGTAATGGAATTGTCTCATCGGTAACCCGTGGTGGTGCATCTGAACCATTTGATTTGCAAGTTGCTCGTGGCCAAATATTAGGTCATAGCACTGTAAGTTTGTTTGGTTATCAAGCATCTATTACCACAACATCTATCCCAGTTTGGGAAAATGCTACAACTTATACTTACCCAACATCGGCAACTACTTTGACTGTAGCAAGTAGCTCTGCTACTGATGTTTCTCCAGCACAAGTTTTAATTAGTGGCTTGGATGCTAACTACAACCCTATTTCAGAAACCGTTGTTTTGACAGGTACTACTGGCGTTACAACAGTCAACAGTTATTTCCGCGTCAATAGTTTGCTTATGACTGGCGTTGCGTCAGGTCAAACATCCAATGTCGGTGTAATTACTGCAAAACAATCAAGCAACATTCTTGCCCAGATCAATGCTGGTATTGGTAAGTCACAAAGTATGATTTACACAATTCCTGCTGGGTATACATTTTATCTAGATTGGGTTGAGGTTAATTCTTCAAACAGTTATACAGGTAGCACATTTTTAACCTATAAAGTTTTTGCCAAAAATAACAACAATGGTGTCACATTAAATGTGTTGCAACAGCCTTTTGTTGCTTTGTATACGGCAAATAGGTCATATGATCCGTTCGCTTATAGTGAAAAAACTGATATTCAGTGGCAATTAGTCACCAACACTGGAACAGTAGCCGCAGGTATTATCGTTACTGGTAAATTGATTCAGAATAACAACAACACTACTGGCGTAGGTACTTAATCATGCCTAGCAAATCCAAATCTCAACATAATTTGATGGAAGCCGCCGCTCATACCAAAGGTGGTTATGGTGGCGTTCCTCAAAAAGTAGGTAAGGAATTTGTAAAAACTGACGAAGGAAAGAAGTTTAAAAGTGGCGGTTTGTATGAAAACATCCACCGTAAACAAGAGAGGATAAAGCGTGAAAAAGCTCAAGGACTACCTGTTGAACATATGCGTAAGGTAGGCAGCAAGGGCGCTCCTACTGCGGATGCCTTTAAAGAAGCCGCAAAGACCGCCAAACACGCTCACGGTGGTGGGGTTAGCTTATCAGTCGGTCGCGGTGAGAAATTGCCAGCCTCAAAGGGCGCAGGACTGACCGCAAAGGGTCGAGCAAAGTACAACCGAAAGACTGGATCGCACTTGAAAGCGCCTCAGCCCCAAGGCGGCCCTCGACGCAAGTCTTTTTGCGCTCGCATGGAGCCAATTGCTCGCAGCAGTGAGAAAGGCAGTCGCGCTCGAGCTTCAATGCACCGATGGAATTGCCCCGGTTGGTAGAGGTGACTTATGGCGTACAGCGGAACGGTTGGTCAAACGGTAATAACTGTCCAAAACTTCATTGATCAGGGCGCTCGTTTATCGGGAAAACTGGCTGAAGAGTTGACGGTTGAGCAAGTTCAGGGTTCTAAACAAGCCCTGTTCTTTGTTTTGAGCAACTTAATCAATCAGGGCATCAATTATTGGGCTATAAACAAGAAAGTTTATGGCTTAATTCCTGATCAATACGAATATTTACTGCCTGTTGGTGGTGTAGACGTACTGAATGCGCTGTATCGCCGTTTAAATCGACCTACCCCTACGCAAGGCGGCGGTTATTTTGGCTCTGATGGTAACGTTGGACTGGCTTTTGACAACAATATTTACACCTCTGATGCGCAAAGCACTCCCAATGGGTACATTGGTGTCAATTTCGGCACGAATAATCCTGTTTATGCAGGGTCAATTGGTATCCTTCCTACCGTTTCTGGCTCATTCCATATACTTTTGGAGTGGAGTTTTGACGGAATTACATGGAATCTACTCCAAGACACAGGCGTAACGACTTGGGTTAGCGGAACTTGGCTTTGGTATGACATAGACCCGGGTCAAACGTGCCAGTATTACCGTATGCGCGAGACTTCTGGCAACATTTTGAACGTTGCCGAGTTCTATGTCGGCAACAACTCGACCGAGGTGACGATGGCGCGGTTAAACCGCGATGACTACACCAACTTGCCGAACAAGAACTTTACGGCTAACCAACCCTATCAGTATTGGTTCAACCGAACGATTCCCCAAGCTACTATCACGTTATGGCCTGCCCCATCTGACCCATTTGTGCAGATGACCATTTGGTATTCGCGTCAAATTATGGATGTGGGCGATCTAAATGGTCAGCTTGAGATTCCCCAACGATGGAACATGGCTATTCAGTTCCTGTTGGCGCATCAGATGTCGATGATTTTGCCCGGCGTTGAGTTAGACCGCATTGATTACTTAGATAAACAGGCGCAAACTTACTTTACAATGGCTGAGAACGAAGAAAGAGACAAGTCTCCGATCTACTTTGCCCCAAACATAGGAGTTTATACGAAGTAACATTATGGGTAAATTCTGCACATACTGCCATTACACTCCATCAGGAACTCTTTTTTATGTTGGAAAGGGCTCTGAGTTTCGTTCTAAAACAACGAAAAACAGAAATAAAAAATGGCATGAAGTTGTAGAAAGAGAAGGCGGTTTTGTTTCTAAAATAATGGCTTATTGGGAGAATGAATTAGACGCTCTCAATCACGAAAAGGCATTAATTGAAAAATATCGCGGAGAAGGAATTAATTTAGTAAACATTACATCTGGCGGTCAAGGCGTTAGCGGATTAATTCATTCAGAAAAAACCAAAGAAATTCTTAGGGAAAAATCTTTGAAAAATGGATCAGTGGAGCGCTGCCTTTGGTTATGCCACGATCCTGAAATTAAGCAAAAACGCATAAAGGCAACAACTGGAAAAAAAAGAGCTCTTGAGTCTAAAGCTAAAATGGCTGCGGCAAAAGCATGGAAGGCTAGACCTGTCACAATAAATGGTATTCAATATGCCAGCATTTCCGATCTTGCAAAAAAATTAGGGGTTTATAAAACCACTATTCGTAGATGGATTAATGCGGGACAAATGAATAAAGTTGTGGAGGTGCATAATGCCAAGATTTCTTGAAACGCGCGGCAATGCGGTCATCGCTATATTTATTTGCGACCGTTGTAAAATGAAAAGACCAATTATTGAAGCGATGCCTGATCCAAATTTCAGTGGGCTTAAAGTGTGTTCCCAAGGCTGCGCGGACAATAAAGACCCCTACCGTTTACCTGCTCGGCAGACTGAAAGAATTACGTTGCAATACCCACGCCCAGACGTTAGTGTTGCGGTTAATCCGAACGACATCGTTACTCAGCCTTTTGGTGGGTATGTGTTAAGTACGGAACAGAGCGGGCAGACACCATCGCAAGATGGCAACCAAGAACTTATTGAGACACAACCATAATGGCACAAGTTTCGATTACGCAATTGCCTCAAGCCCAAGCCCTGTCGGGCACGGAGTCTGTTCCTATCGTCCAAAATGGCGTGACGGTGCAGACCACGACTGGGGCTATTTCGGGTGCGGGTGCGCTTAACTATCCCTTCCTGACCGTTGGAACTTCGGGTCTGACCCAAGCCCGATACATCGCGGTTGGGTCTGGTTTGTCAACCACCGACAACGGCGCAGGAAACTCGTTGCAGATTAACCTGACTGGCGCCGCTAGTTCATTAGATAGCAGCGGCAACGGAATTCAAGTCAAAACAAACATCAACACGGTCACCAATCGATCAATCGCAGTTGGTAGTGGATTGACAATAACAAACGCAGACGGAACCGCAGGGAATCCCACGGTTGGTTTAAGCACGTTCTTGCAGAACTTTAATTCCCTAACTGGCACTGGAATCTTGGCGATTCAGAGTGGGTCGGTGGGCAAGATCAACATCCTCGGCACTACCAATCAGATTGGCGTGTCGGGCGGTGATGGGTCTTCAAACGTAACGATCAGCATTGCTAACAATCCCATTTTTAGTGGAAACGGCAGCGCGACCGTACCCAATGGCACAACCGCTCAACGACTAGGTTCTTATGGTGCAGTGCGTTACAACACCGACCTACAACAATTTGAGGGCTACACCTCAACTGGTTGGAATCAATTCTCCCTGACTGGTGGCGTAACCTCATTTAGCGGCGGCACAACGGGCTTCTTGCCGAATACCGCAACGACTGGCGCTATTACCCTATCGGGAACCCTGAACGTCGCCAATGGCGGTACAGGGGCTACAACGCTAACTGGTTACGTCAAGGGAAATGGGACTAGTCCATTTACCGCCTCGACCACCGTCCCGACCACAGACCTGAGCGGAACTGTCACCAATGCTCAGTTGGCGAACAGTTCGATCACGATCAACGGAAACACCGTCTCGTTGGGCGGCAGCACGACCGTCACGGCGATTGCGCCTTACACCTTGACCTTGGGAACAGGCATCACAGGCGGCTCCTACAACGGCTCTGCGGCGATTACTGCGGCGATCGACACCTCAGTAGTGGCTACCCTCTCAGGAAGCCAAACCCTGACCAACAAGACGATCTCTGGGTCATCAAACACCCTGAGCAACATTGGCAACTCAAGTCTGACCAATTCATCGGTCACTTATAACGGTGTTGCCGTGGCTTTGGGTGGGTCTGGAACAATTACCGCCGCTTCTCCGAACGCCTTGACGATTGGAACAGGTCTGTCGGGAACAAGCTACAACGGCTCTACCCCTGTAACGATTGCCATC